ATACAGTTGTTCCAGTTCCATTTGTACAAGCAATTCCTTTAGTAGATCCAAACTCCAGATAAATTATACTTGGACAATTTGAAGAAGATTGAATAACCCCACTAGATACTAGATATGATGTACTTCCACTTCTATAATATCCATTAGATACTGTAGTGGTTAAACTAGCATCAGTATATAATGTAGTTCCTGTGGTAAAAGAACCAGTGTAATAAACCGTTGCCCCGCTGTTATTGGTACACGATGTTCCTTTAGTAGAACCAAAATATAAAGTAATCGAATTTGGACAAGTTGAAGAAGATTGAATAACACCACCAGTTGTTAAGTATCTTGTGTTTCCACTTCTATAATATCCATCAGTCACTGTAGTAGTTAAATCTGAAGTGTATAGAGTGGTTCCTACATTAAAAGATCCAAAATAATATACAGTTGAACCAGTGTTACTAGTACAAGCAGAACCCGAAGTTGCTCCATAATATAAGTAAATGTTGCTGGGACATGATCTTATATTATTGATAGTTCCATTTCCACTACTTAAAACATAAACTGTTGATGAATTTACTCGATATAATCCATCTGCTGAAAAGCTTGATAAACTATTATCAGTGTATATTACAGTATTAATTCCTAATGATCCAGTATAAAATCTGCTTATAGAACCAGAATTACAGTTACAAGCGTTTAATAATGTAGTACCATAACAAGATGTAAAACTTGGATTTTGTAAAAATACAGCAACTTCATAATTTCCAGTACTTGAACCATATCCTCTTAATTTTAAATAATAGATTTGACTAGCATTTAAATTATATGTTATTAACGATTGACCATTACCGCCACTATCATCATCAGAAGCTAATGGGGTTGTTTGATCGCTGTCATACAGATACATCAACATATCTGTATTTCCATATGTCCTCATTGTATAAAGACTGGTGGAACTTGGTGTAAAATTATACCAATCTTCATCATTGACCGCACTTATAGCGGCAGAATATGGAGAACCATTTACAGTTAATGTAACCATGCTTAATTATTATTTATTGACAAATTTAAATGTAGCGGATTAACAATCATTCTATATAATTAGAAAATCCTGGTTTTGCCAAAGGACATTCTAAATTTGGATAATGTAATTTAGAATATCCATCTTCTTGTCTTGGATTTAATACAGCAAGTTTATTTGACCCACATCCACATCCTTTGCAAAAGTACATATCATCAGGATCTTTTGACAAAAATTGACAAGGTTCTATGTTCTTTTCAATATTTCCAAAACAAGATTCTCTTCTTAAATTATAAATTTCATCGGATACTCTTTCTCCACCTTTATTATCAACTCCTGTGTAATCCAACATTGTTGAAATCAAGCCTCTACTACTAGCAGCATCTATAAATTGTGAAGCTTTACTCCAAGATTCTGCAACCAAATTCCAACCAAGTTTTGGTTTTATTTTTTCTTTGTTGATATCTTCTGTATTATCAATTTTAATAATATTATTTTCTTCGTTTAAATTTTCTTTTATTTGAAGACCTACTTGCAATCCTCTAATTTGCATATTGAAGTACTTAGATTTGTATATACTTCTATTTTCAACATCTAATTGTGGATATATAACATCTGATACATTTTCAATATTTCCTGTATATATATAATAATTTGTTTTTATATTATTGATAATTTCTGGTAATTCCGATTTTACATTTTGATTAATAAAATTTTGCATAGAATCAAACCAAAGAACAATATCTAAATTTTTTAAATCCGATTGTTTGGAAGTTATAATACAATCTCCAGTTAATGTGAATTTTTTAAATCCGTTAAATTTATTTAAAAATTTTAAATTTTGTAATATATCAATATAAAAAATAGGAACTGATATATCAAAAAATGAATCATAATCATCTAATATTTTTTCAACAGATTTTAATGAAGATATATCATATTCTTTGATTGATTTTACAATAAAATCTTTTTCTTGTTCTTTTGAAATTGATTTATTGTTATATGGTCCAGTTTCAAAACAATGCATTTTACATAATTCAGAACATGTTTGAAATTCTTTTCCAATTTTATTTGATAAAAATTTGCAATATTTTTTACCAGATGCATTCTTTAAAAGATTAACACAATCGATGTTTTCATTGTCTGTTGTTATAATGTTTGTATCATTCATATATTTTATTTGTTGATATTAATATCCCAACTTATCACAATCCGATTTACATATTTGAGAAATGGTGGTTGATGTGGGATTTAAAGTTGTGGTTGTTGTAGTGGTAGTTGTTGTAGTGGTAGTTGTTGTCAAAACAACATCTGATGTTAATGGATTTATCGAATCAATTAGAGTTATATCTCTATCTGAATTTTCAGAAGGTATCGAATCCAATTCGATTGGATCGTTGGGATCTATTGGAGGTTGTGGAAGTGTTGTTGGTACTGGAGGTTTTGGAGTAGTTGTGGTTGTTGTAGTTGTACTTGTAGGAGCTGATGTTGTGGTACTTGTAGGAGTTGGTGTTGTAGTGCTTGTAGGAGGTGGAGTAGTTTCACATATTACATTCAAATCAATATTTGAAGATGCATTATATAAACAATCATTGAATAATGTTGCCCCTGTATCATCTGTTATTATAACTTGTGGTAAGTTTGCATGACAATTTTCTAACGCGCAAAATATTCCAAAGTATAAAATTCCATTTGTTTGTACTAATAATTCAGTTGCTTCTGATGAAGATAAATAAAATGAAGTTCCTCGCGCACCGCCATCATTACCATTATTTAAATTTACTTCCCCTTTAAATTGTCCATTTACTATAAAATTATAAATAGCAACATTACATTGATGAAATCCAGAGCATGAGTTTAATCTATAGACTACCTCAATCGTTAATCCTGGAGATATGCAGTTATAAGCCATATTTTATCTTCTACACAATATAATATTTATTAATATCCTAGTTTATTACAATCTTTTTCACAAGGTTGAATTGTGGTGGATGGTATAATAATAGGTCTTGGTGTGGTGGTGCTTGTTGTAGTGCTGCTAGTAGTAGTTGTTAAAATAGTATCAGAATTTAAAGGTAAACTAGGGTCAATCAATATTATGTCCCATGGTGAATTTGTAGAAGGTATAGTAGTTAATTCTGCGTCTGTTGGATCATTAATTATTGGAGGTCGTTGTGTTGATGGATCACACCTATCAGTAGTTCTAGTAGTAGTAGTTGTGGGTCTTCTAGTAGTAGTTGTGGGTCTTCTAGTAGTAGTTGCAGTTGTTGTGCTGGTTGTTGTAGTTGGTCTTCTGGTGGTGGTTGTTGTAGGTCTTCTAGTGGTTGTAGATACTGGTGGTGGGGGTGGTCCTCCACCGCAACAATCCAATTCAAAAGAATCTAAAACACAACTATCTAATAATATTTCACCATCATCAGTTTCTACTTGATACCAAGTGATATTGGAATGGCAATATTCATTAACGCACTTAGCTTCAAATTTTAAATTACATCCAAATTCGGAAATATAATCGTTTATGTCATCACCAGTTGCATATAATTCACTAACTCTATTTCCGCCATCGTTTACATTATTTAAATTTATTTCTCCTATGAAAATTTTCCCTAAATAAAGATTCCACGCCGCATTATCACATTGATGCCCACGAGGACACGGACCTTCCGAATTGGAATATCTCGCTGTTATTTTTAATCCGTTACACTCCGCCATGGTCGATAATTATTTAATTGATGAAGAATTTTCAAATAATATTACTGTGTAGTATGATTAGAAAATCCTGGTTTTGCCAAAGGGCATTCTAAATTTGGATAATGTAATTTAGAATATCCATCTTCTTGTCTTGGATTTAATACAGCGAGTTTATTTGTACCACATCCACACGCTTTGCAAAAATGCATATCATCAGAATCTTTTGACAAAAAATGACAAGGTTTAATATTTTTTTCAGAACTCCCAAAACAAGATTCTCTTCTTAAATTATAAATTTCATCGGATACTCTTTCTCCACCTTTATTATCAACCCCTGTATAGTCTAATACTGTTGAAATCAATCCTCTGCTACTAACCGCATCTATAAATTGTGAAGCTTTATTCCAAGATTCTGAAACGGACCTCCATCCAATTCTAGCTTTTACATTTTCTTTATCTATGGCATTAATTTTTTCAATAAATTCAAGATCATATCCCTCATATATACAAGACTTAACTTCAAAATTAAATGGTAATGATCTGATATTCATATTAAACCATTTTGAAAAATATATTATTTTATTTTCAACGTCTAATTGAGAAAAAAATAAAGATGAAATTTCTTCATCATTTCCTGTAAATATATGATAATTTACAGGAGTATTGTTTATGCTATTCGGTAGTAATTCTTTTATTTTTTGATTTAAATAATCATCTAATGAATCAAACCAAATAACTATATCAATATTTGAATATTCAATTCCTGAATTTATAGTTATACACGGTCCTGTTAGTGTAAATTTTTTAAATCCTTTATAATTTTTTAAAAATTCTAAATTGTTTTTTATTTCACTATAATATCTAGGAACTTTAATATCAAAATTTAGATTATATTGTTTTAATATATTTTGAATTGTTTCTTTCGATGGTTGATTTAATTTCTTTATAGATTCTACAACAAATTCTTTTTCTTCATTTGCAGAAATTGGTTTATTGTTATATGGTCCTTTTTTAGAACATATAAAATTACATAACGCTTTATTATTTGCTGAAAATAATGTGCCAGTTCTGTTTGTTAGATATTTACAATATAAATTTCCACTATTTTCATCTTTAATTAAATTAACACATTCTACGGATTTATTTAATTGTTCTTCAATATTGAAATTATTCATTATAATATATTATGCTTTTGGAATGATAGTCAAGTTATTATCAAAAATTTGATAATCTGGATCTGTATCAATAACAAAAGGATTGTTATCTATAATTTCATATGTGGGGGTTGATGTATTTCCTTGAATATGGAAATTATTCAAAAATAATGTAGAGTTTGGAGTTAATGTTGATGATACTGGAGATGTGAATGAAAAACCTGCATATATTTGATTTTCATTTGTGATTGAAATATTTACAGGTAATGAAAATATAGTTACATAATCATTATCAGTTTTTAAATCAATATCTAATTTAGACCCCAAGTTAGATAATCTAAATCTTAAAGTTTGCCAATATGTTTGTGATGATGTCATCACGAATGTTGTTTGCGATCCAGATAATGCTAATGCTGAAAGTGCATTATGATATATTACTTCTTGATTATCATTTCTTATTGTTAAACTATTTCTTTTAATTTCAGATCTTTTCAATCCTTCTCTAAAAGGCGTTGATAATGCGTTGAAACCAGTGGTATCAAATGATATGCTAATCAATGTCGTTGATAAAGATTCTTGTGTTGTTATATATTCACTATATTCTGTGGTGATTGGTATTAATAATTCCGTAGTTATAGCATTAATATCTATTGGAAGTCCTAAATAATGTCCTTTTTCAGGAGTGAAATTAGAATTATTAACTAAAAAAGTTGAAAATGCGTGTTCTGTACCTGTAAGTGCTATTTGAAAACTCCACACTACATCATAATGCGGATTGAATTTTAATTTTGGATCAACAAAACTAATATACTTCGCATTAACTGGTAATAAAATATCATTTGGAACACTCATTGATTATTAAGCTAAAGCAGTTCTTTGCCAAACATACATACCGAAACCTGGAGGAGTATTATTATGATATTGTCCTCCCCCAGCACCATCAGTGGGTGAAACAGGTCCAAACGATGACTGACCACCATCGGCATACGTCATATATAAATACGGTTTACTTTTATCACCTGTAGACCCACCTATAGTTTTTGAGTTTGGGTGAGTATGATTTGGCATTTCTGCTATTGTAAGTTGATGTTCATATTCACCAGTGTTATTACCAGCTGCAAATGCTTTATTTTGAATACCGTCATTACCCGTGCCAAAACCTACTACAAATCTTCCTTGAGATATTTGAACCCACGTTCCTCCGAATCTATTTTGAGGATTTAAACTATCTATAGAAAATATAATAGATCCGATTGGGTAAATCGTATTCATCATATTAGTGAAATTTAAATCAACCACCATATTTTGATTTGGAGTGTCTAAATCAACAGTTTGTCCAGTTTTATCACTTCCATCCACAGTTAATGATAAAGGAGTGTCTACTTTTATTGTATTTGAGGTGTTTAATTGTATGTTAAGATTTCCATTATATGGACTTACAGCTGTTCCAGTCCTATCGGTTCCATCGACTGTTAATTTTAAAGGAACATCAACTTTTAAAGTATTAGTTGGTCCAGTTATATCTAAATCACCATTAAAAATACTTACATAAGATCCAGTAACATCTGATAAATCTTTAGCAACTCCGAGGGGATAGCTTACTTTAATTCTACTAGATGGTAAAGAAATTTTAACATCACTGTCTAATGTAGTTAATGCTGAAATTTTTGTATCATTTCTATTCGTTCCATTTATTGTTACATTTAATGGAGAATCAATTTGTAAAGTTCCTTTTATTACCTTGTCTGGTTTTGCTTTTACGAAAAAGTTCACACCAATAGCCGACAATTGTGATCTATTTGCTGATGTGCCAGATGTGAATGTATAAATGGTAGAATTATAAGGACTTGAACTTGTCCCATATAACATATCATTGTTTAAGTTAGGAACTCTAAATGCGCTTGTGTTTCCACCGAATGTTGTTCCTATAACAGCCGATAATTCTGGATAATTAACACCAGCTAATAATTGTCCATTGCAAATTACCCAATCGGTATTTAAATTCGTTGATGTTAATGTAGATATTATAGTTCCAACTGGTAATATACCACCGCTATTATATGTAAAATAATTAACATTAGATCCCAAAGCGCTCCATGATAATCTTCCAACTGCATCGGTTTTTAAATATTTATTATTTCCTAATTCACCTATCGGAAAGGTGTATTCATTTGAATTTATAGATAAATATTCGGGAAGTTTTAAATATTGTGTGTTTCTTTGAGGTACGATTGAATTCGTTGCTATCGTTGAAGACAATGTTAATCTTTTTGTAGAATCTAAAATTATAGATTGTCCCATCAAGTCATGCGAAATTGTTCCAGCTGATAAACTCAATACAGAAATTTTATTATCTACTGTTATATTGATGCTTCCATCTGCTGCAGTATATACACCCCCTATTTTTCTCCAGTTTGCTGAATTTGTACCATCTCCTGATAAAATAGCGTATATGCTATTTTCATCTGTTTTATATGCAATGTCTCCAACTAAACCACTACCTAAACTTGTTAAATTGGTGGTATATCCTCTGAACTTATTACCAACTACGTTGCCTCCATATTCACTACCATCCCCAACAAATAAACGTTTTGTATCAGTTGTGTACCCTAGTTCTCCAGATTTTAAAATTACTTCGGTTCTATCATTATCAGTACCTTGTCTTGTAATTAATTGAAGTAATGTATTTTCGAAAATTTCTATTGAATTAGGCATAATATTATTTATGTGATGAAATTAATAAGCAAATATTGGAATTGCAAATCTTTTTAGTCTTTGTCCAGATAAGCTTGTATTTTCATGAGAAATTGCTAAAAATCCAGCACTTGATAATACATATGTGTTGTTTCTGTGATCTGTTGCTGTAAATCTTGTAATATTTGCACTGTTTTGTGGTCCTTGTGTGATATAACCATTGAAAATTGAAGATAGTGAATTACTTACATTGAATCCGCTTAAACTAGAATTTCCAGTTAAAACTTCAACTATAGAAGTCTTAATATCTGTCAATCTTCCAAATTCATCCCATGATATTCTAGGAAAAATCACACCACTGCTTAAACTTATAGATCCTACGCTATT